TTCCAGAAAAAATTATATCATTAAAATAATTAAGAAGGGAAAAGAAAAAATAAAACTAACAGGTAATACCATAAAATCTAAAAGACTTCAGCAATTTGTTGTTGAGTTCTTGGATGAGGGGTTAGTAAAATTACTTAATGGAGATGGTCAAGATTTTTTAAACTTGTATTATTCAACCATCAAAAAGTTATATAATAAAGAAATACCATTAGCTAAGATCGCTAGTAAGGCTCGTGTTAAACAAAGTGTTGATGATTATAAAAAACATTGTAAGAAAACAACCAAATCGGGTTCTACAATGTCTCGTCAAGCGCATATGGAATTAATATTAGAAAATAATTACCATGCAACATTGGGTGAAACAATTTATTACATAAATAATGGAACAAAAAAAGCTGATGGTGATGTTAAGAAAATAACGAAACCAACAAAAAAAGAGAAAGAAGATTATTTGCTTAAGTATGGTAATGAAATACCAAAAGATTATATTCAAGTGAATTGTTATATGATTCCAGAAAAAGAATTGGCTAACAATCCTGATATGACTGGAGAATATAATGTTGCTAGAAATATTACAACATTTAATAAGAGAATTGAGCCACTTTTGGTTGTATTTAAACCTGAAATTAGAGATAGTATTTTAATTGAAGACCCAATTGATGAACAACAATTTACAAAAAAACAATGTGAGTTAGTTTCTGGGTTTCCACTTAAAGAAGGTGGTCAAGATAGTTTAGATGAGGTGATGACATTATCAGATGGTGAGGTTTTATTTTGGAATAAAGTAAATAAAGACCCCTTCTTTATGTATGTTGAAGATAGTTTAAATATTGTAGATCAAAGATGGGTTGATTATAATAGAAAGGTGGTTTCATTTCAAGCAGAAAGTGTTAAAGATCTTAAAGATGAAGAAATCATTGAGAATAATGGACATGATTATGCATATCACGCTTCTATACCTATGGATTAAATAACATTAAATGGACTTGGCATGGCTCTGAATTTCAGGGCCTTGTTTAAGTTCTCCGCTTCATTACCCTTTCTTTCAAGCATTTTATCTGGACGAAGTCTTTCTAATCTTAACATCAACTCTTCATTAAGTTTCATTCTTTCGTCTTTTGCTTCTGTAAGTAATGATGTATAATCTAATTTAACATCACTATCTGGTACCTTAAGGTCTCCAGAGAATTTACCATATATTCTACCAAGAGCTTCTTTGCAATAAGTTGTAAGGTATTTTCTTACCCAGTTTTGTGCCGGTCTATTTAATTCATCCCAAGCCAATTGTTGTGTCATAACATCAGACGGTAATTTAATAACGTCTTTGTTCTCGTCTAGACAAGTATCTCTATCCATGGTATCATAATACCAATACCAAACTTTATCCTCGTGTCTTTTTATATTACCAAAATCAAATCTTCCGCCTGGAACGTTTGCTAAGTGTATAAATTTTGTTCCGTTGGGACCAGCTGTAATTCTATATGTTAATTCACCACCAAACAATCTATTTTTAATGTTTCTGTCTTGCATTCTTAATAGTAAGTCAAACGCAGGAAACATGAAATAAGACCCTGATGAACCCACTTGAGCAAAACCACCCATCCCACCAAATCCAACGCCACCTAGGCCACCAAAACCACCTAAAAATGGATCTGCAACAGAACCAGCAAGCTCTGCTCTACTAAACCATAATAATTCGTTTATTTCTCGTCCGGCTGGAACTTCATATATTTGTTGACCAGCTACCAAATCAATGTAATCTTTTTTAAGTACCCATGGACCGTCAGCTTGTAAACCAACAATTTTAGAATAAGAATGTGTGTATTGATTTTCAAAATTCATATCTCTAGTAGTAAATGCTCTAGTTAATGATTGATTATCAACGTCTAACCCAACTAATGATGACCATTGTGATTCTACTAACCAATCACTCACATACTGCTCATATTCATTTACGGATAATTCTAAAAAAGAATCCATTTGTTCTTCAGTTAATTCTACACCCCTAACAGGCATACCTAATAAGTGTAGGATTTGGCTATAAAGCTTTTCCTTTTCTGGAAGACTAATTACGGTACTCATTCAGATTTCATTTTATTATAAATACCGGATTTATTATAAAACTATAATAAATTCTTAAGTAACTCACTAGCGAAAGTGTCGCTATATTCCCCATCACCCATAACTTGGTCAATAATACCCTTTTTCTTTTGTAAAATATTATAAACCTGTATTTCGATTGTATTTTCAAAAACGGGATAATATACCAATACAGTATTTTTTTGGCCATATCTATATGCCCTATCTTCAGCCTGTGAATGATCGGCCGGAACAAAAGAAAGATCGTTCATAATAACAGTTTCAGCCGCAGTTAATGTTATACCAACACCACCAGCTTTAATGTTTGAAATGAATATTTTTATTTTATCGTTGTTTTGAAATTTATCTACACTTTCTTGTCTTTTTTCTTTGCTCATTCTACCATCTAAAATAACAGAGTTTTTCTTATATTTTTCATGTATCATATCTAATGACGCGGTAAAATTTGTGAAGACAATAACTTTCTTATCTTGTTCAATAAACTTATCAATAAACTCACAAGTATATGGGACCTTTTCAATTGCAATTAATTGTCTAAGTTTCATTAATCTATTTAAAGTAACCGAAACGCTTTCGCTGTTTCTTTTTTCTTTGGTAATTCTAATGAAGTCTTCTAGTTCGTGATCATAGAATCTACTTTGAAGCTCTAAATAAACAGGGGTGATGATTTTTTCTGGTAAATCCAAGATGTCAGTCTTCATTCTTCTTAAAACAAGATTTTTAGTCTTTTCCCTTAATTCATCTAGATTAGATGCTCCTGATGTATTCCATACTTTTCTGCTACCAACTCTAAATTGATAACCGGCACAATATCTAAAAACATAACTTTGCCAATTCAATGTTAATGGTGATTCAACAATCTTAAGTAAGTTATAATAATTTATCGGTCTAGACGTCATAGGTGTTCCTGTTAACAACCAAACCTTAGGAATCTTACTAAGAATATCATTTAATAATTTAGTTCTTTGTGCTGTTGAATTTGAAATATAATGAGCCTCATCCACAATTGCTAAATCAAATCCAGCATTTGTGATTAATTGATACGCTTCACTATCCTCACTTTTATCTGTTGTGTGAAAGTTTTTTAATATATCATAGTTAATAATATAATAATCAAAAGTAGATCCCCATTTTTTACCTTCAATTAATAATATTCTTCTATCTGTATAATTTTTAATTTCTCTTTCCCAGTTAATCTTTAATGAGGCTGGACAAACAATTAAAATTTTCTTTGCCCCACTTTCTAAAGAGCCAATAACTGCAGCCGTTGTTTTACCCAGACCCATGTCATCGGCAAGAATGAATTTATCATTTGCTAAAAGTTTTTCGATCGCGGTTTTTTGATGTTCCATTGGTGGTCTAACATCATAAGGTGAATAATCAATTTCTCTGTCTAATTTCTTCTCCTCCTGAACTATCGCCATTTTAGGGACCCAAAAAGAATGCATCTGATCAGTTTCTAAAACTTTACCCCATATATGATATGCCTTATCTGATTCACATAATAATTTTTCCACCCAAATATCTTCAGGTGGTTTTGGTAATAACCTATCAAGCATTATTTTATCTGCAAAGGATGAAAATAATTTAACTTTTTTTCTAGCTACTTTTGGAATTGTCTTTTCATTCTTGATAATATAATCAGCTTGAGTCCTACTCAAAGAAAAATGTTTACTTTCTAAAAGCCTTTTTTTAAGTTCCAATAGGTGATTGTTCGAACCAGCATATGCCAGTAATATTTCTCTACCCACTATTTCCGGTATTTTAGTTTCCATACATTATAAAATATAACTAATTACAAACACTTTCTAAACTATTTATAGATATTATGGAGAATAAATTACCGATAACAAGAATGAGTAAATTCTTTTCTGAAGAGGATTTCAGCCTACAAATACAAATAGGTCAGGAGTATTTGCATGGTGATTTAAACATGAAGTTGGTTCTTTATAGGGTTGATAGACAAAAAACTGATAAAGACGATGTATATGGTGAAGTTGGTAAGGATGAGATCAAATATTTTCCGCCAATTGAATTTAATGCATTAGTTAAGGTAGAAGAAGCAAAAAATAGTTCATATAAAGGCGGTATGCTTAGGTATTTGGAGCCGGGTAATTTACTTTTATCCGTTTATATTAAACATTTAGAAGAATTAGGTATAGATATAAGATACGGGGATTATATTGGATATCCAGAATCTGAAGAAAAAATTAGATTTTATACCGTTACAAATGACGGTAGAGTAACTTCAGATAATAAACATCATCTATTTGGTTTTAAACCATACTATAGAACGATTACTTGTGCAATTGCACAGGAACAAGAATTTAGAGGAGTATAACATGGGAATACCTAAAAGAAAAACAGATATTCAAATTTACAAGGGTAAACAGCTTACCGAAAGAAGACAAGAATTATTGGAAAAAATAACCAAATCTGATTCTTATCTTCCTGATTCTGTTTTACACGACGATTTAGATTCTGGGATGTTGGATTTTATTAAGAAAAACTTTGTTGTCATATCTGATGGCGAACAAATACCGGTTATACCTAAAATATTAACAATCCAAAGGTGGGCTCAAATTATGAATACCTGGGAATTTTCAGATGATGACGGTAATTTAAAGGTACCATTTGTTGGTGTTATTAGAAGACCGGACGTTCAACCGGGAACAAACCCATCAGTTACCAGAACAATACCAGATAGACTTCAGTTTCACTATGCTTCGGTAGCAACTTGGAACGGAACACAAATGGGCGCAGACGTTTATAAGATTCCACAGCCTGTTGCGGTAGATATTACCTTTGAGGTGACAATTGTGTGTACAAAACTTAGAGAATTAAATAGGTTTAACAAAATAGTTTTACAAAAATTTGCATCAAGACAGGCGTATACTATAGTAAAAGGTCATTATATACCAATTATAATGGATAAGGTTGAAGATAATTCGCCTATTGATCAAATAGACGGACGTAGATTTTATATGCAAACGTATCAATTTACCATGCTCGGTTTCTTGATTGACCAAGATGAATTTGAGGTTAAACCAGCCGTTAGTAGATTTTTCTTGATGAATGAGTTTGCTAAAAATACGAATTTTCAAAAGAAATACATTAATAAAAGAATTGATATTACAATCGCCACATTTAAAGCAGATGGGTTACAAACAGCATTTAGTGTTGGTGAAAGTATTAGTATGTTATTTAATGTTGCTATAAATGGTCTTTTACAAGAAAGAGATGTAGACTTTTTTCATATTGCTGGTACATCAAAAATTACCTTTGCAAGCCCACCTCTTGAGGGTAGTACTATCACAATAACATACTTTAAAGGTAGAAATAGTGTGTTTATTGATAGCTACGGTAAGACGTTGCAGGTGTCTACTGAATATTTCACATATAACGGATCAACATTAATATTTACTCTTTTAAATTCAATAGACAGTATTGTCAGTTTAGATATTAATGGTCTTATTGAAGAAGAAGGTCAGGGTTTTGATGTTGAGTCGTCTAATCAGGTTAAACTGAATTTTTCACCAATATCAGGATCTAAAGTTGGTGTAACATACGTTTACTAATCTTCATCATAAAGATCCGTTTTTTTGGGTTTACAGGTGTCTTCTATTAATTTTTCTAAAATTTTATATATTTTTAATCCCTTCTTATCACAATATGATTTTAACATTTCGTGGTATTTTTCACTGATTTTTACGTTTTTACTTTTGTTTTTCATGTATAAAGATAAATAATGATAAAAAAGGATAAATTACTATCTAAATACAAAAAAATTGAGAAATCTTTGCTTAAAACAAAGATATTTATTTGGAAAGAATAAAATTATTTAACCAAACATTTATCAATGGCAGCAAATTCAAACAGAGTATTCGTGTCTCCAGGTGTGTACACATCAGAGAAGGATCTAACATTCGTAGCGCAAAGCGTTGGAGTTACAACATTGGGTCTAGTAGGTGAGACTATAAAAGGTCCCGCGTTCGAACCAATATTGATTTCTAATTTCGACGAATTTAAAACATATTTTGGCACAACCAGTCCAGTAAAATACGGAGATGGTAACCCTAAATATGAACTTCCGTATGTCGCTAAATCATATTTACAAGAATCAAATCAATTATTTGTAACTAGAGTTTTAGGATTAACTGGTTACAAACCAGGTAAAACTTATGGTATCAAGACATTGGGTAGCGTAACTGTAGATTTAACAAGTACACCAACAACAAGTGGTAGTACATTAACACCCACTTCTTTATCAACAATAACAGGCTCAACATTCTATGCTGAACTTTCAGGTAAAACATCAACAGAAGGAACATCAATTACCGATTATTTGGTTGCTGGTTCAAATTCTAATGGAGCTTATGCTCTTAATGAATGGTTTACAATCGGTACGGTACCGGCATCTGCAACAAGTGGATTAACTGGAACTCAATTATTATCACCTATTGGAAACGCTAATAAGAACTGGTATAACAATTACTTTGTAAAAAGTGGTTCTACCGATTCAACAATTCATGGTGTTTATTCTTACTTATTTGTTTTAACAGGTGCTACATCATTTAGTGTGACAAGATACAAATATTCAGCAGCATTAAATGCTGATTATGCTGGAAGAACAGTATGTTTATTAAGATCAAGAGGTTCATACGTATCAAATGCACTTGTACATAGAGTAACCGGCTCAACAGCGGTTCAAATTACTGGTACAACAATAGATACAAATCCATTATCAGAATTTAACTTAAATGTTACCGATATCGCATCGGTTGCACATAGTTTTGACTGTTCATTTGATACATCTTCTTCAAAATACATAACTAAGATTCTTGGTACTGATGTATTTGATAAAGAAAAAAATGAATATCCACTTTATGTACATGAAGTATATCCAAACTTAATAAATAATTTATTTGAACAAGGTCTTATTAGAGGTTTAAGTACAGATGAACAAGTTTTAACGGAAGCTGATAATTTTGTTAACCCATGGGATATGGCAGGGTCATCAACAGTAGTTTCTGAAGTTAGAGGCGGGAAGGTTTTTGATTTATTCAGTTTCTTAACTGTATCAGATGGTGATAATTCTAACTATGAAGTTAAAATAACCATTGCAAATATTGATCTTGACACTGCAGAATTTGATGTTCTTGTTCGTGATTTTAACGATACCGATGCTAACCAACTAGTTTTAGAAAAATACACTAGATGTACAATGAATCCAGATTTACCAGGTTTTATCGGTAGAAAAATTGGTACATCAGATGGTGAATATGAATTAAGATCTAAATATATTATGCTTGTTTTAGCTAGTGAATACCCAACTGATGCAATACCAGCTGGTTTCAAGGGAGTAACAACAAGATCTGAAATAGGTGAAATTCTTTATAAAACAAAATATTATGACGCAGGTGATGTATTATATTATGACGCTAGCGGAAATGCAAACACAACAAATGGTGATAAAGTTAAAAAAGTAACTTTAGGATTTTCAACAGACAATCATTTTGAATATGATAGAGACATGTTAAAGTTTAAGGGTAACGTAGCAGCCGGATCAACATTTGGTTTCCACTTATCAACAAATGCGTCATCAATCACTGGAACAACTGGTAGTAAATTATTTAAAACAACAGCATATGACTTAGAAGGTGTATCTAAAGGTAAATTAGCTACAACGCCATACAGAAAATTCACAATACCTGTATTTGGCGGTTTTGATGGCTGGGACATTTATAGAAATACAAGAACAAATGGTGACGGATATATCTTTGGTAAATCAACATATGTAAGTGGTCATACTGGTAACGGTGGTGTATTCAGCAGTACTGTTGGAAACTCAGATTATTATGCTTACTTACAAGGTATAGAAACATATGCAAATCCTGAAGCTGTGGATATTAATATATTTGCAACACCAGGTATTGATTGGAATAATCATAGTTCATTAGTTAATCAAGCGATTGACATTATTGAAAATGATAGAGCTGACTCATTATACATTATTAATTCACCTAACTACACAACTTCTGATGAAACAATCTCATCTTTAGATGATTTAGGAATTGATAGTAACTATTCTGCAACATACTGGCCTTGGATTCAAGTAAGAGATACAGATAACGCAACACAACTTTTCATACCACCAACAGGTGAAGTATTGAAAAATATTGCTTTAACTGATAATGTTTCTTATCCTTGGTTCGCAGTCGCTGGTTACTCAAGAGGTCTAGTTAATGCAATTAAAGCACAAAAGAAACTTACTCTTGATGAAAGAGACGATCTTTACAAAGCTAGAATTAATCCAATTGCAACATTCTCTGATACAGGTACAATTATCTGGGGTAACAAAACATTACAAGTTAGAGAATCAGCTTTAGATAGAATCAACGTAAGAAGATTGTTATTGAGAGCTAGAAAATTAATTTCTGCTGTAGCAATAAGATTATTGTTTGAACAAAATGATGAACAAGTTAGACAAGAATTCTTAAGATTGGTTAACCCAATTCTTGAGTCAATTAAGAAAGAAAGAGGTTTATATGACTTCCGTGTAAGTGTTTCAAATGATCCAGAGGATATTGATGCAAATACATTAAGAGGTAAAATATACATCAAACCAACAAGATCATTGGAATTCATCGATGTTGAATTCGTAATTACTCCAACGGGTGCTTCTTTTGAAAATATCTAATATTAGAATAAAAATAAGAATGGGGACGGCTAAAAACCTCCCCATTTTTGTTTATTATATTGAATATCAGTAAATTAGTTAATTAGAATAAAAGAATATAAGTAAATCAGAATATTAGAAATATTAGTACATTAGAATATTAGAATTATTAGTATATTAGTATTTTAGTAAGTTAGTAGCAAAAAGCTAAGGAAAAAAAACGAGAAAAACAACTATTTTGCAAAATAAATTTTATTTCACATATTGATATATTTATAGGAAAGAAATAAACACAAAAATATAATTAAAAAACAATGGCAGATTTATTAATGAAAATGCCGGTTCCATATGAACCGAAACGTAAAAATAGATTTATCCTAAGATTTCCATCATCTTTAGGTATAAACGAATGGTATGTAACATCCACCGCTCGTCCTAGTGCTAAAATTAACGCAACAGAAATTCCATTTTTGAATACTTCAACATACGTAGCAGGTAGATTTACATGGGACCCAATTAAAGTTACTTTTAAAGACCCAATTGGTCCTTCAGCATCTCAGGCTCTTATGGAGTGGTTCCGTTTACATGCAGAATCAGTTACAGGTAGAATGGGCTACGCCGCAGGATACAAGAAAAATGTGGAGTTAGAAATGTTAGATCCAACAGGGGTAGTAGTTGAAAAATGGATTCTTGAAGGTTGTTTCTTAACTAGCTTAAACTTTGGTGATTTGAACTATTCTCAAGATGAATTAGCAACAATTGATGCTGAATTGAGAATGGATAGATGTATCCAAGTATATTAATATTACTTTTAAAATAGATTTATTTAAATCCATCAGCCTTTTTGGTTGGTGGATTTTTCGTTCCATGTGGAACCTTTTGTTTTATCAGTTGATTTTCCAATAAATTATACTTATATTAATACAAACTAATTTAATTTATTATGGATAATATTAACCCAATGGTATCATATGATGTGGTATCTCTTCCATCTCAAGGAGTTCATTATGAGGATGGTAGAAAAACATTAAGAGTTGCTTATTTAACAGCTTCTGATGAAAATATATTAATGTCTCCCAATCTAATTCAATCTGAAACGGTTATTGATGAGTTATTAAAAAGAAAGGTACTAGATAAAGAAATATCGCTTGACGAAATTGTTGAAGAGGATAGGCAGGCTATTTTAATCTTTTTAAGAAATACAGCATTTGGTACAACATATACTCTAACCCTAACAGATCCAGGAACAAAAAAGCAGTTTGAGGGTGAATTAGATTTATCTGTATTGAAGGTTAAGGAATTTAAATTGGAGAAAGATTCAAATAACGAATATTCATATGTTTTACCAATTTCAAAGAAAACTATAACATTTAAATTTTTAACGAATACTCAAGAAAAAGAATTACAATCAATAAAAGATGCTGGTGGTTCAAATGTTATTCCTCTGAATACTAAAAAATTAGAAATGATGATAAAGTCAATTGATGGACAAAGAGATCAAATGGCTATATATCAATTTATTCAAAATTTACCAATCAAAGATTCTTTAGATTTTAAAAAATTTGTTGGAGAAAATAAACCAGGTTTAGACCTAATAGTTGATGTAATCGCCCCGTCAGGAGAAAAAGTCCCAGTTTTGGTTGACTTTGGGGTGGAGTTTTTTCGTCCCTTCTACGGAATATAAGAAAAATCAAATACAAGCAATTTTATTCCTTTTAAGTAAAGGATTCACCTACCATGATCTGTTAATATTGCCGATACATGAAAGAAATAGTATTATCAATGCGATATTGGAAAACAATTAATAAAACTATTTATGTTAATACAACAATAGAAAATGGCAGAAAGTAAAGGTGAATTTTTAAAATACTTATTAAATCTAGGTATAGAAAAGGGTGATGCTGACAAGGCTGCCGATAGGTATGGTAAAGCAATATCTGAAATTTCATCAAAAACATCAAAACAAAGTTCTAGTACAGGTTCTGGTACTGCTGGATTAAGCCAAGCTTTTATAGATCAACAAGCAACAAACATTGCTAGGGTCAACGTTCAAACAGGTGAAAAAATAATAGCCGCGTTATCAAAAACAATTAGTTTAAATCCAATTGAAATTGCTAAAGCAATAATTTCAGGCGGTATTGATGGAATTAAAGCGGTTATCGCTGATATCACTAATTTAGATAAAGAATTAATAGAAAGAGTTAAAGGTGCTGGTGGGTATGTGGGAAGTACTGCTCAGGGTATGATGGATTCCACCAGAGAAGCTATGATAGCATCACAGCAATTTGGTGTAGCAACAAATGATACCTTAGACGCTGTTAAAGATTTAATGGTCAATTCCGAGAGAATGTCCATGTACAATGATAAAACCATTTCTACAGCTATGGTTGCGTCATTAGCTTTTGCTAAGAATTCTAGAGTTATATTAGAAAACGCTGAAAATTTTAGGAATGTTGGTTTAGGATTAGATGGAGCTGCAAAGTCAATAACAGATATTGGTTTAAAATCTGTTAAAGTTGGTTTAAGTGCAAAATCAACAACCGATACATTAGTGATGCAGCTCGGTAAATTAAATCAATTTGGTTTTCAAGGTGGTATTGCTGGTTTAGGTAAAATGGTTCAACAAGCTCAATCACTAAAAATAAACATGGAAGATGTTTTTAGAGTAGCCGATAAATTATATGATCCAGAAAGTGCAATAAATTTAGCTGCTAACTTACAAGTTGTTGGTGGTGCTATTGGAGATTTTTCCGACCCAATAAAATTAATGTATGATGCAACAAATGATGTTGGTTCATTACAAACAAGCATTATTGGTGCAGCAAGAAGTTTAGCAACATATAACGCAGAGCAAGGTAGATTTGAAGTAACTGGGGCCAATTTAAGAAGAGCTAAGGCCATGTCCGACGCTTTAGGTATATCGATGGGTGAATTGACTAATATGGCTGTTAAAGGGGCTGCAAAGATGGAAGCTATGAGTGAATTAGATATGTTCCCATCACTTAGTGACGATCAAAAAGAATTTGTTTCCAATTTATCTACAATTAAAGACGGTAGAGTTGGATTTGATATACCAAAAGATATGGCTAAAAACTTGGGCCTAACAAATGTGGTTGATGGGTTTGTTGGTTTGAGTGATTTATCAGATGATCAAGTAAAATTATTACAAAAATTACAAGAAGAAGCTGCTGAACAAACACCAGAAAAAATAGCAAAAGATCAATTCAACCAAACAACACAAATCTTAAATGTTGCAACAGCAATTTATTTAAGAATGATGGAGGATACCAGAAAAAGCTCACTTGGAAAGGCCGCAACTGATGGAATGAATGAAGCTGCAAAATTTATGGAGAAATTTAATCCAGCACAACAAAGTACCGGAGAAATAACAAATCAAGCAATAGAAGAAGTAAGTAAATTAGCAAAAGATACATCTGAATTATTTAAGGGTAAACTTAAAGAATCAATAGACCCAGATATATTAAAGGTTATTGATGAATTAAAACAAAAGACTAGCGAAATTTATAATCAAATGAATATACCTGAAATTATAAATAAGGGTAAAGAGGCTGGTGGGGATATAATTGACAAGGGAATTGAACTTATTAAAGAAATATTCGTAAATGTTAAAGTTGATATAAACAGCAACAATAGTGCATTAGCTGGTATAGTTGTGGATGAAATTGAAAGAACACCACAATTAAAGGCGTCACTTGCGTCTAGTATAGTTAAGGGTATTAATGATTACGCATAATAAAACAATAAATTATCTATTTATTAGATAAACAAATAGATGCCAAGCTACTTAGATTTTGATGCAACAAAAGGTTTTAGAAATGAACTACTAGCTAAAACTTTAAATGCGCCTAATGGTCCTCAGACTTTTAGTAGTAGTAACTATCCTATTCAAAAAACAAACAGCTTTCCGAACAAGGATCAAGGTGATGTAATATTAAACCAACAAACATCTAGAGATGCACAAATAATATCTACTGGAACAAGTAATAGGTTTGCACCAGAAAATGGTGATTATGTTGTTGTTGAAGATGTAAGAAATATAACATCAATAGATAATGTTGGTATATATCCATATTTTCCAATTAATAGTGGTATTTTAGGTAGGGGTTTAATAGGTGCGTTGGATTCTAAAAACTATGAATTTGAATCTAAATTAGCAAAGTTTGCTAACTATCATATATCTGAAAGCCCAGATGGTCCTGTTCAAGCAAGGATTAGACAAAATTTACAAACAGCAACACTTGGTAGAGTTAGAGCACTTGATGCATTTAATGGTAATTTATCTACTGCTGTTAATTTATTTACAGGTAAAGAAAAATTAATTGAAAAAAATTATAAGATTACCGTTGCTAAAACATTAGCTGGTAAAGCAATTGATTTTGTTCAAACAATTGCTGGCGTGGAATTTCCCTTTTCAGAAATTCCTGGTGATTATTTAAGTAATCCAGCTAATCCTGTAATTAATAGACCGGTACCTAAAACAGAATTTGGAAAAATCTTTCAAGATGCAACTGGCGCACTAGGATCTTTATTAGGAATTCAAAGAAGACCTAAATTAAGTAGAAAGCCATCAGATTTAATGATTGAATATCTGAGTGATGGTCAAAAAGGTATATTATATAATAATTTATCTTTTTCAACATACGCGCCAAACTACACACTATCTGCTAGATCACAAAATTCTAGTAAAATATTTAACTTTGTTGATAGAATAGCATCTGGCATTAATAAAATTATTGGTCTAGAAGCTCCAGCAGGTAAAGCGTATATTGGTGACGATAGAGGTAATGATGTTAGAGATACAATAGCTGATTTTAATAATAACAAAACAAGAAGCCCTTATTATCTTTCTTTATTGTTTGATGAAACTGCAACTCGTCTATTTCATAAAGAAAAAAATATTTCAGAAAGAGGTGCCATACCAGGAAAACTAACTTGGTATAGTATTAACAGTAAAAATAAATTGGGTTATGGTAATTTAGAATACCAAAGCGAAAGCTCAGTATTTGAGGAAACATTATCAACAAAACATACATTTAGAGATGATTCTATTTTAGGTAAAACACAAGAATTATTAAATTCATTACCTAAAGATGGTGGGCAATCAAGATCACACGTCGCTAATGTTATTGATCAAACAAGTAGAATATTCAGAGAAGGTGACACGCTTTTATCTAGAGGGTCTGCAATAAAATATATTGATAAATCAACGGGCAAAGAAGACGGTACAGAATATTGTAGAGTATGGACTAAAGATAGATCATACATGAATTATTCTGATACAATGAAAAGAACAGGTTTAATAAGAAAAGTTGAAGATAGTGTTTTATCAACACCATGGAACTTGAATATTGCACCAATGTCAAATGGCAACGGATCGTTTGATCAAAGTTCAACCAACATCGATGCGGTTGCAGGTAAAGTTAAAAAATATATGTTTTCTCTTGAAAATTTATCATGGAAAACATCAAACAAGTTTGGTTATACATATGATGACTTACCATATTGCGAAAGAGGGCCAAACGGTGGTCGTGTTATGTGGTTTCCACCATATGACTTAAAGGTTAACGAAACAAATAGTGCAAACTGGGATAAAAATAATTTTTTAGGAAGACCAGAGCCAATTTATACATATCAAAATACAGAGAGAAGTGGTACAGTATCGTTTAAAGTGATTGTTGATCATCCAAGTATTTTAAATTTATTAATAAAAGAAATAACTGATGAACAGGCGGAAGAATATTTAAATTCTGTATTTGCTGGATGTCAAGATATTGATTTTTATACGTTAGTTAGAAAATATACAACATTAGATAGATCTGATTTAGAATTAGTACAAGCGTATATTGATTATTATAAAAATAAAAATACATTCGATATACTAGATTCAATAGAATTTAGAAATATTGCTGGTGATGTAACAACAACACCCGGTACAACAACACCTGGAACGGGTCCTAGTGAAACACTTAACCCAGCATTAAATTACAGTGGAATTTTGTTTTTCCCTAATGATATTCCATTTCCACAGGATGATTTATATGCTAGTGAAGATTATGGACAAATTTATTCTGGGTATACAAAACAAGAAACAAAAACCATTTTTAATTCAACACTTAATACCGAATTAACTAAAATATTAACCGTTGATACAACAAATAATAAATCAGATAGAAATACAATATATGGTAGCGAAGCTCCAGCAGGAACAACCGCATCTTTAGTTACTAGAACACAAGGTCAAATAACTACGGCATTTCAATTGTTAGAAAATAACTATAGTTCTTTAACAGAAACTTTAACTGGAATAAAAGCTGAACTTACTAAAAACAATTTAAAAAATATTGACATTAGAATTGAGTCATCAACATCGTTTGTTGCTGATGAAAAATACAATATTAAATTATCATATAGAAGATCCGATAGTGTAATTAAACATATTTTAAAAACGCTTTCAAAAAACAATGATGTTCCGGCAAGCGTTTCAAAATATTGGACTAAATCTAAAAGTGAACTTGAATCTAAACCATCTGAAGTTAAAGAAGATTTAACTATAAAATTAAAAGATTTGGGATATGGTGAAGACATTGTCGGCGATATTAATATATCATTTACAAATAAAGGAGAAAATGCAACCAGAACAGGTCCAGAAGGATATGATTGTCATAAACAAGAGATAAAAAATACTGGAGGGTTAAAAAAATATACACCAGTTACATTTTATTGCAGATCTGTTGATGTTAAAGTTCAAGCATATCCTAAACCAACACAAATACCTGCTAAACCAGGAACGGCCATACCGGGTAAAGATGTTATTGGGCCCGAAAAAACAGATATTTTTGTTAATAAAATAAAACAAAATAAAAAACCACCATTAGATGTGGTTAAAAAACTTATAATGAAGACATTATCTGAATGTTTTTATTTTAAGAAGTTAGAAGAAACAGATCCTGTTGTTTTTAATTCTCTTAAACAAAAATTTAGATATTTTCATCCTGCGTTTCACTCAATGACACCAGAAGGATTAAATGCTAGACTAACATTCTTACAACAATGTATTAGACCTGGTGACACTATACCAATTAAAGGATTAAATGCCGAAAGTAATGGTAATGTTGTTGATGCAAGAAACACAACCTTTGGCCCACCTCCTGTTTGTGTTTTAAGAATAGGGGATTTTTATCATTCAAAAATAGTTATTACAAATCTTAATATTACATTTGAAAATTCAACATGGGATTTAAATCCTGAGGGTATTGGGGTTCAACCAATGATAGCGGATGTTACATTACAAATAAACTTTATTGGTGGTCAAGGTATTAAAGAACCGGTTGCAAAACTACAAAATGCGCTAAGCTCTAACTTCTATGCAAATACAGAAATATATGACTATAGAGCAGATTCAACAGTTAATCAATCAGATCTTCAAGCATTCAATCTTGATTTCTTAGAAAAAATTGCTAATAAAGTTGAAACACCAAAGAATACTGGTCTTGATGTTTCACAAAACCCTAAGAAAGAAGGAAAGTACGTTGGTACATTAACCAATGAGATGACGTACAAAGAAAATAGAGATAAACTATTAGTGGCAACAAATAATTACTTTGATAAATTCAAAGACACATACAATAAATTACTAACATCATATGGCAATGAAATGTTACCACTATTTATTTCACCAACATATAGAGTAACAAATCAGTTGGAGATACAAGATACTATTAGCTCAACATCATCAGTTACTTTACTTGGTAACTATCTTAAAACCAGGGATTTTGTAAATTTACATGGTCGATTAGTAACAAAATTATTAGATAAGGTTTCCTCTTCTGATCATAATTTAGTTTTAGATTTAGGTATAGATCCAGTGTCTACTAAGTATGAGAGATCAAGAACAATTATTGATTCATATGTTAAAAAAACGGTTACTGATTTTTTAAACTCAATTAGAGATGAAAAATTAATAAAAGATCTTGAAACAAATAGAAATACATTAATTGAATTAATTGATGGTTTTAATTTTGTTATGGAAACGGCTGGTAAAGATGCAAGGATAGATAAAGAAGTTATTACCGTAGTAACATTAACAGATTTTGATCATCAAAAGTTTTATAAACAATATGAAGATGCTGTTAATTTAATTAAAGATAAACATTCGATGTTTACATCTGATTTAAATTCAAGTGTTGATTTTGCGGACCCTTCTTTTACAGATGATTTATATAATAAAGTATTAGCTTTTATAATTAAAAATAAGGTAACTGATATTATTAAGGAGTATGAGAACTCACCAGATAAAAATTTATTTGATCAAAACGCAATAAACAAAATAGAAAAGAAAGTAAACAAATTCATTAAAAAAGCAACAGATATTGATGAAAAGAAATTTAAATATAAAAAGGTAGAAAATAAAAAAGATTTTAAACCATATGCGGCAACTCTTACTGGTTCAATAACAGGACCTCAACAAGAAAAAATAAAAAATGTGCATAGTTTAAAAGATAATTCAACAGAATCTAAATTAAACTTTTCTAAAGTAATTAAATAATGAGTCAATATTTTAACAGATATGAGTATTTTATAGAGGATGGTGAATCTAAAATTGTACCCGGAATTGAAATACCATTAAAGTCAACCGATAAGTATGTTAAGTATATGAAGGGTAAAGATAGATTGGACAAAATGTCACAGGAATACTATAATACACCACTTTTTGGTTGGTTAATCATGTTATCTAACCCAAAACTAGGGTCTCTCGAATTTGAGATACCCGATAATTCGATTGTCAGAATTCCGTTTCCTCTCATTAATTCTTTACAAGAATACAAAAAGAACGTAGAATTGTATAAACTATATTATGGGGAATAGTAATTTAAATCAAAATGAAAACATATTAGTAGTAGTTGATCAGCAAAATATTGTGCACGTTGATCCTAATACAATTATTGATCAAAATGGTCAACTACAAAGTAGATTAGTTGATCATGAAAACTTAGTCATGTATGTTAATTTAGAAGCCGATTTAGTTCCTAGAAGTATTTTTTATTCGGATTCAGAAAAAAATACACTAACATCACTAGCATCGGGGACCTTTAATATGATGCGAAATCAAGGTGATAAAAATGAATTTGAAAACAATTTTGACACTAATTGGACAGAAACTTTTGTTCCAATATCATCAAAGCAAGATACAATTAATGCGGTTATAAATGCTTTTGCTGGTACAAACTTAAACAGATCAACAACGTATGATCCTTCAGCACAAACATTTGGAATTGAAAGCATTAACATTGTTGTTAAAGGGCCTAATAATATTCCACAAGTATCAATAAATTTTCTTGATGTTAGAGGTAAGACATTATTTGATTCGCCAGACAATTCCCCATACAAAGCTTTTTTCCATCAACCATGGCCAATATTTTATTTAACGGTTAAGGGGTTTTATGGTAAAGCAATAAGATATCGAATTCAACTTGTCGATTTTAAAACTAAATTTAATGGTAATACAGGTAATTTTGAAATATCAACAAAATTCGTTGGCTCAACATACGCCTTTTTAAATGATATTTTACTTGCAAATATTGTTAACGCACCATACATGTATATGGTGGAATCTAGCGAACCATATAGAACAAACAATAAAACAGGTTTTGTTGAGAAAAAAATATCTAAAACAACAAAAGGCTATTCTATTTTAAAATCGGTTTATTCAGATTATAAAGCAAAGGGATACATTCCTAAAGATTTCCCCGTTAAAACTCTTAGGGAACTTTTAATGACAGCAACAGGTATAGAAAGTATTATCGAGACGGCTCTTTTTAGTCAAACCGTTAATCCAGATGTATTAAGTGATGTGGCAGAATTTGATAAGCTTTTAGGTAATTTAGAAAATATGGTGATATCTTGGTCTAATAGATATCTAACAAAAACAGAAGAAAAAACAAAAGACGGAGATTTTTATTATCCTTTAAATAAAACAACAAGTGATAGGACTCAAACCTCTACCGGCCCAGCTAATGCTGATATCGTCAGTGGAACTACAAATAATTCATCACTAAAAAGTAAAATAGACAAATATATTATTGATCTAGAAAACAATGTTGCGTTTGGTAAACTTGCGGGGTCTAAAGAAATAAAAAATAAGGATTCGATAAAAACTAAAACAATTTCACTAAATTCTATAAGAAACATAACCGATTTTTTCTTTTTTGAAGATGGAAAATATTGGGTATCAAATGAGAAATTAGTTGATAGGATTAAAAAAATTCAAAACGAGTTTATTACAAGTAGAGAATCTGTTGAAAAAGGTGTTGAAGATGCCATGAACACCGTTATTCAAAACAATGAAGGTGGTTTTGGGTTTAAACCAACAATTAGAAACATATTCGCAGTTATTTTAGCTAATGCCGATACCTATATCCGATTAATGAAAGATGTTCATAGAAAAGCTATACAACGATCTGAATTTAGAAAAAAAGAAATCATTGGTATTAGCGATAATAAAGATGAAGTAATTTATCCTTGGCCAGAAGTTAAAAAGAAAGGTAATAAAGAATCATATTCTTTTTATTACCCGGCTGACAGCCAAGTTGTTGAATCAACAAAGGGTAAGAATTTTTCTCTTTGGCCAGAAGTTGAGTTTGTTGAAACATATAATAGTGTTGCAACAAAAAGAGTTGACGCAGAAAGCGGTAAAGAAATTTTCCCATCAGATCTCATGTTTGTTTTTGATGGTAAAGATGAGTCAAGAGAAGTTAGAGCTGTCAGCACGTTATTCAAAATAAATGACAAATATCCATATACTGACAAATCACTATCATCGATATTATATGAAATTTTTGAAAGAGCACACTACATAACATCATATAACAATTTCACAACAGATAAGGTAATAAGCGAGATATGCAATAAAGAGTTTGAAACCTTAAGTAGTGCTATAGATGGTGATGTTGATGTTAGAGAAGTTTTAAGTCAACAAATTAAGGGTAAACAAGAATTGGTTAATTTTATGTTTTCTTATTCTAAAAATGAAAGATACCCCTACTATCAAGATAGACTCCCAACTATTGATTATATAAAAGAACTTGTAGATAGGGATTTTGACATTATTGAATATAATGGCGCTGTAACAAATAGCGTTACAGATAGTGCATATCCAGAATTACAAGATTATCTTAATAATTACGTGGTTGATCCATATAGATTAAAAGAATTTCCATTTAATTCAACTCTTTATCAATCCTATATTGGAAATAAAGTTTTAAAAGAAAGTGACTACAAATATGTTAACATCTTAAAGGTAAATCAAGATGATAATTTTATTAGTTCACCTATTAATTCAGAATCATGGATTTTAAGTGCGTTCACTAAAAATATTTTTACACAAAAAATAACACTTAGTGGGCAAACAAGAAATTTACTTAATACCCCATATTTTCACAAACAGTTATATAATGACTTTTTTAAAGGTGGCGTATCCGAAAGATATGTTGGTTCTGCTTATATTCTGTTAAACTCATTACCATTTAAAGATCTAGACGATATTATAGATTTTAATGGGAATAAAATTTTGATGTCTTCTTTATTTAAAGAAGTTGCAGCGACACATTACGTTCCATATTATCTAATATTAAAGTGGGGTTCGATATATCATAGATATAAGAAACAGTTAAAAGAAGGAATAGATATTTTAAGTGGAGTAACAACATCAATAAACGGATCTACCTTTTTTGATAATGGAACAAACGTTACTTTTAATCTAAGTGGTATAACACCATCAATGAGTGCTGTTACATATTCGTCTAACTCATATCTTGGGGTATATCCATATTATCATGGTATATTTCATCAAATTGTTAATGGATATAGTTTTTATAACCCATCTGGTTTTACAAAAACAAGTGCAACAGCTGTTAACGCTAGTTCAGAATACAATGGTGTAATAACTAGTGGAATTACAAAATATCTTTTAGAGAGACCCGCAACTAAAAGTGGATTTACTGCCACATCATTAGTTGATAACTCTAAGTTCAAGTCCACAGATATTAGGTACACGATATTACCATCCAATGGTGCATCAAAAATTAGTAATATAGTTGATGACTTTCCAAATCTATTACAAGATTCTTTTAGAATTATATTGGATGATAGTGATTTAACAAAACATCCCTTATATAATCTTTTATATTTTCCTCAATACAATGAGTCCTTTAAAACAACAAATAATTTATTTTCACTAACAGGAACTAAGAAAAAGGTTGTTGATCTAATTGCAACGTTTACTCCTAAAATGTTAGATGAGTTTGAAACCATGTTTTTAGAGTTTTCTTCATTAGATTTAGACATTGACAAACCAAATACTAGTACACATGATTACACATCTTTTCAAGAAATATTAAAAGAAATATGTAGCATTGATAAAACGGGTATTGATTTTACTGTTGATGGTGCTAGAGAAAAGGTCATTCAGGCACAAAATACTAGATTAGAAGCCTTAACAAAAAATTTATTAGCTAATAAGAATTTAAAAAAGTTAATTATTGGTAATCCAAAACAAATTGATAATTTTATTATAAATGGGTTTATTGGAAAATCTAAATCATATCGCCCAAACATATTTGATTCATCACAGCTAACAGTAGCCAATAAAAAATTAATAGAATTATATATTGGTGAAAACATTACAGGTTCAACTTATAGTGGTATAACCAATTTATATGAGAACTTCTTTCAGGTTAACGATATTGAGGTTTCAGAAGAAAACATTTATTCTTATAGAGAACTATCTAGAATATATGCTGGATGGGTTAAAGATGGAAAAACAACTGATCAATTTTTTATCCCAACAAACACAGGGTTTAAAGCATACATAAAGGATAATATTTTTGATCCACAGGACGTTAAACTTAGAAATTTTTTACAAACACTTATAGGTAAGTTTAGTAAGGGGTTAGCTAAAGAGAAAAACAAAGAAAAAATAACAGTATATCATGGTTACAATGAAGCCAAAACAACAAAATTAGATTTATATCAATATTTTAAATCTTTTAATGATAAATGGATTGCTGGTAATGCTGTCGGTCAAAGACATTTAATGGACGAATTTTTATTCTTAGATAGAGCAAATGTAGACATTGGAGACAAGGCATACATAAGTTTAGAAAGATTAATTTCATTAGGTAGTGAAAAAAACGCAAAAATAGATTTATATAGTGCAATATCAACCTTAATACAAGGAACAAATTTTGATATGAGACCTTTACCGGCTTATGTGAATTTTTATGGTACCAATACTAGTAATAAAAAAAGAATAATACCATCTAAAAATTTAGCTAGAAATCTATTTGGTACATTTTTAGATGTTGATTATCAAGAATCATCACCAAAAATTATTTTACAATATATTAACAAGACATCCCAATATTTGGATATGGCTAGGGTTAATAAAGAGTATAAATTTAAAACCGATAGTTTTGATATTAAAGATACGAATAACAACCCTTTACTTGTTGAACCAAGAATATTCATGGATACAGACACCGCAAATTCAAATAGGGTTGTTTCATTTGAAGTTAATTTTGGTGATCAGGCACAGGGTGTTTTTAAAAGTATATCACTAGATCAAAGCACATATAAAAACACAAACGAGAGTGCACTTGCTCAAGAAAGATTAGCAAGATCACAAGGTGGTGGTGGAACACATTCTGTTGATGTTGGATTGTTTGACATTTATAAAACGGCGTCTTATCAATGTAGTGTTACCTGTATGGGTAACGTTATGTTACAACCTACAATGTATTTTTTTCTAGCAAATGTTCCCATGTTTAATGGTACGTACTTAATATTTGATGTTAGTCACTCAATAAAAGCGGGTCAATTTGAAACATCATTTACCGGGGTTAGAATTTCAAATAGCACACTTCCATCTCTTGATAGTACATTTATGTCAAGTTATAGACCATTATTTAGTAGACTATTATCGTCTGCTGTTAAAAAGAAACAAAAAACTAATCCAAAAGTTACAACAGAAAGAGTAATAACAACTAAGGATAAACAAAGCTTTAGTGTTGATCCAGGATCGGCCGTTGCTAATGAAGATTTATCAAAAATAATTGTTAATGAATCTGGTTTATTACATGATATTATACCATTTAATGGTGCTAAAATAGGTAATTTAACAGAAAAGTATATTCAGTTTATTCAACCTACAAAGGGTCAACTTTGGCTTAGAACTAGAGTGGCATTATTTGGTGGATCAAATTATGATCCAACTGGGGAATTAGACTTAGTTAGTGGTTGGAAAGCATACCCAAATGTTATTAAAAAATATTCTGATATTAAAGAAAGCCTATTTGATTATTATTCAATTAGACTTGTTTTAAACAACACTAACAAGGAAAAAATATTTAAGTTTAACACCGAGTTTTATAACCCATCTGCAGGTGTGACATATAAACTGGTTACCGATGTGAACCCATCTACAGGTAGATTTGATGGCCCAGTACACAGCGGACCGGACATAACTGACCCTAAAGCTGGTATATATGGTATAGCTATGTGCGCAAAGCTTATGAAGAAATTAAAATTAAAGGAAGGGGATGTTGTGTATTTTAGATTAACTTAAGAAAAATACCAATTATTGAAGTATTTATAGGTATATATTTTAACACTATGGAAAAAATAAATAAATCAGTAGATCAGTTTTTGAACCAAAAGGTTTCAAAACAAGTATCAAATGACTCAATGGAGAGAGAAGAATGTGATTTACAAACTGGCGAATGCTATGTTATTAGATCAAAAGATGGTATCGTTGAAAGAATAAATAAAAAATACATTACCGAAGACGGTAGACAACTATTACAAGACTAATGCTATGTTAGAACAAAAACTTTTAGAAGAAATAAATAGATATAAATCTATTAACAAAAACGCAAAATCACTTTATTTAATTGATGAGCAAGAATTACCGCCAGCACCACCAGCACCAGACATGGCAGCAGGTGACACAGGTACTGAAGATCTTCCAATGGCAGAGCCAACAGGCGCGCCTGAAGCTGGATCTCTACCAGATTCACCAGAAACATCAAGCACAGAAGAGGTGGATGTTACTGATTTAGTTAACATGACTAAAAACATTAAAAACGAATTAGAAGCATCTAAAGGTGAACAAAGCGGTGTTATGCAACAAATGGATGCGGTATTCAGTAAGTTAGATGATCTTGAGATTAAATTAGGTAATATGGATGCGGTTATCGCTAAAATTGACCAACTAGGTGCAAAGATAGATGATGCTAAACCACAAACACCTCAGGAAAAATTGGAAATGCGTTCTTTGGACTCATATCCTTTTAATGAGAAACCACAAGAGTTTTTTGCACATAAACAACAAGAAATGAGAGCTAGCGGTAAAAACGAATATGTTTTAACTAAAAGTGACATTCAAAATTATTCCAAAGAAGATGTGACAACATCATTTAATCCTTTTGAAGATGAACAACAACCTCAGTTCTAATGTAAATTTATTTCTAGGTTTGCAGTGCCAATTTAAGATAATGCATTGGCAGACAAAGGGTTATGCTAGACACCAAGCATTTGGTAATATTTATGACACCTTAGATGATCTAATAGATACCTATGTTGAGGTTTCAATGGGTAAATTTGGTAGATTTGTGTTAGATGAATCAACTAGAAATATTGAAATATTTAACCTACAAGATATTGAAATCGTTAAGTTCATTCAAAAAATAAAACAATTTTTAATTGAGTTAGGTAAGGAATTATCACCAGAAAGTGATACCGACTTATTGAACATAAAAGATGAGATGCTTGCAGAAGTCAATAAATTAGCCTATCTTTTGACCTTAGAATAGTCATAAAAATATTTTTTATAAAAAAGTAAGACCGGATTTTTTAATCCGGTTTTTTTTATGTATATTTTGATATAAGATTTTTAACAATTAAAAAAAACTATTATGGCAACAGTAGATTCAGTGCTAGCACAGTACGAAAAAAACAAAAACGCTACAAGTAGCAACGCAAACAAAATGTCGAGTGAAGACAGATTGAAAAGGTATTTTACAACAGTTCTTCCTAAGGGAGTAAAGTCTGGTGAAAAGCGCATCAGAATCCTACCAACAGTAGATGGTGAGACGCCTTTTAAAGAGGGGTACTTTCACGAAATACAAATTGATGGTAATTGGACGAAGTTATACGATCCAGCACAAGAAGGTAAACGTTCACCTTTGAATGAAGTAAAAGATGCATTATATGCAACTAAGGTTCAGTCTGATGCTGAATTAGCACGTCAATATCGTTCACGCAAATTCTATATCGTTAAGGTTATTGATAGAGACAATGAGCAAGATGGCCCAAAATTTTGGAGATTTAAGCATAATGCTAAAGGAGATGGTATCATGGATA